AAACTAAAGCCTTGATTCTTGTATTGAATAGTCATGATATAAAATAGTTAAATGTATCTTGTTCTTCCTTTAAATCATTTTGAAAAGCAAAGTTCAATTCATTTTTAATAGTTTCTATAGCAGCTAAGATTTGTCTTTGATTATCTACTTTATATTCTGCTTGGGGTTCTGGAATATATGATGTTATCTTGGCCATTACGTCCAACCTTCAAGATATTTTAATCTTTCTTTATAATCATCGTCTATTTTGGTTTCATCTATGTTTAGTCTTCCATCTTTAAATTCAGGTTTTATATTTCCTAAACTATAATTTTTTGGAAAAGTGTCTCCAAAACCACCTTGTTCTTTTATTGCTTTAAGTACTTGTTTTTCAAATGTTGCTTTTTGAGAGTCGGGAATAAGTCCTTTTTTAGATAAATCTAAATATTTTTCTATGGTCAGACCACCTTTAATGTGTGATTTAAATGTCTCTACCTCAGGGTCTACCATTCCTGATAAATTTGTTTTTAGTTTCAAAGGAGAATTATACCATTCTTGTTCTTGTATGAACTCAGGTTTAATGTAGGCTGCGTGTACTGGTTTCATATTTAATGCGTTCCAATAATCATTGTCTGCTTGATTGGTTGTGACTGACTGTGCTATATCAACTAAGTTATCTTGTGGTACATCAATACTTCTTATGCCTTCATATGTATTTCTGTCACCTCTACTAGTAGCGGTGGAACCAAGAGTAGGTAACCCTCCCGTCCATCCTGCGTCCATTAAATTTTTATAAGTATCCTCTGTTATTGGAAATTCATCTGATCTATTTAAAATTCTATCTATTCGTTTTTGACCTATTCTCTCTTTTTTTGCATTTTCCCAGTCTACTTGAGTTTCATAATCTCCTCTTCCTTGAAAAATCTTATCTTTTAGATTACCGAAAAATCCTTGTGGTTTATATTCTTTTCCATAAAAAGATGCGGGCATTACTGTTGAAGATCCTTTTTGACCCGCAAGTAAACCTAATTGAGGTCCACTCATTGCTGTATTATATTGTCCTCCGCCTCCTCCAGGAGAACTCCAACCTGCATCAGATCCACTTTTATCCATGCCGGCACTAATATCTGCACCAGCTCTATTTTGTGAATCATCGCTTGATCCCCATCCGTTTAAACTCATAATTCCAGATGGTCCTCTATTCACTCCACCTTTTAAAGAATCGTGTAAGTCAGATTTAACAAGTAAATCTTTTTCTGGTTTTGTAATGTATGCTAATTCTGTTTCAGGATGATCTGGGGCAGACTGCCAATGTTTAGGAGCATGAACCATTTCTTGATCACCAAGATAATTTTTAACTCCACCTTGCATACTCATTATTCCGCCGTCTGCGAATGATTTTATAATGTTTAAAGTATAGTTTCCTTGTCCATCGGTACCGACTTCAACGTGATCTCCTCTTTTTTCTCCAAGGCCCAAATATAATTTTTGCAAATCATCTTTAGGCATACTATCCACGTAAATAGTCTCACCATCTTTTTGCACGTTAACTTTTACATTTCCTTTTTGAAGGTCTCCTCCGACATAAAAATTGTCTCCTGGATACATTCCTCCTATCCCGTAGCTTCTATCCTCTATATCAACACCAATACCTTCAACAGGCGTTTCACTAGACTTAATAAGACTAGCTCGTGGCTTTATGTAATTAAATAAATTAAAGTTAGGCTCAACACCTGCTAGTAGTTCTTCCCTACTAGGATTTTGCGCACGCCACTCGTCGAAAGTTCCTGAAAATCCAGTTGAACCTTTATCAAAACCTAATCTATTAATCCCACCTGTGTTATTTTGAATTCTACTTCCATAAGTATCGGCCCAATCACGAGCTATCTCTGGCTCGTTGGCCCATAAATATCTTCTTTGTTTTTCTGATTGAAATGGCATTATCTTCTTCCGTCCGCTCGCGCGTCTAATCTTAATGTTCCATATCGCCAAGTTTCGCCTGTGGCGTCGTTAGCAATATTGATTGAAACCAATCTTCCTCTGGCTCTGGTATTTAACTTATCAGTGCTGGACGTAACTGTAAAGGGTCCTAAAGGAGAACTTGCGGCCGTAGCATCTGGATAAGAACTGATAAATAAAGTTAGTTTAGCATTTCCCGTTAAATATTTAAAATCTGGAATGACCCTGCTCACAGACATAAAATATTCTCCATCCCCTCTAAAGTCCACTACGCCAGTCGTCTGACCCATCATATTCTTTCTGGAAGTAATATCATAATCTCCAGAACGGATATAGGCATCAATTGAAGTGGTGCCTGTACTATTAACTTGATCAGTTCCTGTTTCCTGTGCATAGTAAAAAGAGGCTCCATAAAGATTAGTAATGCCTAAAATGTCTGGAAAAACAGGAGTGCCTGTAGAAACATAATCGGTTGCATAAGGTACATTAAAAACATTAGCGTCCGTCCAAGTGGTTCTGTCTAGAGAACTCGTGGTCCATACATTTTCTCCATAATTATAGGTTACACATCGATCAATTTGTTCTGAACCATTCTTAGGATAAAACCAACTTACTTCTGTATATAAACTATTGTGCCCTGCATAAATAATTTTATTGGCATCATAATTAATTCCAAGATCCGTGCCCTGAGTATCAAATACAAAATCTTCCACTAAGCAATCAATGGATTTAACCGTACCATCATATCTATAAAATCCCCCAGCGTCTCCCATCCAATAGACAGCTCCATTAGCTGCAACCGCTGCATGCTGCCCCATACATCCACAATTAGTACCAACTTGTCGAATACTAAATGTATAAGGTGGACCTACATATTGAGCTACATAAGCTGCCGTATCTGTTAGTATTAAAGTATAATCTTTTCCAGACACCGCTGCTCTAATTTCATTACCGGCATCTAATCTAAATGTGCCGGCTGTATTAATAGCAGTGGGAACATAATCATTTAAATCTTCTTGATTAGAAAATCTAATAAACATTTTATCTTGAGTGCTAGTATCGCCGATGGTTGTCTCTGTTCCAAGATGAAATAAGTGTCTATCTCTATCAGAAACTTTTGTCATAAATGAAACTGTAGGGTTCGATGTCGTAACAAAATCTGTAGTGGATTGAGAAGCTCTAATGGTTCTTGGACTAGTTGCTCCTGCATTCCATGTAAAAGTTCTTCCATCCGAAATAGTTGCAACTAAAACTTGTCCATAATTATCTAGACTCCAGGTGCCTGGATCCAGAGTCACACTACTTGTTGTCCGTTCAGTGCCCCAAGTTGAATCACCCCATATATAGGTACCCCAACCATAACCCACTGTTTGAGTAGTAGGTCCAACTATATAATAAGGATTAACAACAGCAGACCCTGCCGCTGTCATACCTGTTCCTGTTTCCGCAGTAGAGGCTATAATAATAAAAGCGTCGGTTGTTACGGATTGAATTTCATAAGCTTTTTCTAAAATACCGGCTGTAAGAGTAGAGTCGCCAGTTACACTCACAGAAGATAAAGTAATATATCTTCCCGCTTTTAATCCATGTGAAGATTTATCTATTTGAACCGTCGTTCCGGCTGCAGTACTTGTTGTGAAAGTACAGCCTGTGATCGCTGTATCCAAAGGAGAAATATCATAAAGATCTTCCCCATAATATAAAAATAAACCTTGTGAAGTTCCTATGGCAACATAACGTTCACCCGCTAAACTTGTAAAAGGATGAGCTGCTCTTCCTGCTCCCGGTAATGTTTTTTCTGCGGCTGTCAATTGAGCCCAACCCCCTATTTTTTCAGGGAGTCCATATCTAAATCTGACAAAATCTCCATCTACCCACTGACTTTCAGCCCCTGATTCAGTGGCTTGTTTATTAAATCCTGGGACAAATTTGAGCTTTTGTAACATAGTAATTATGTTATATATTAGTTATGAATATAATGAAAGCCAGAATAATATGGTTTCCTGACAAGCTTACTAGCATAAATTTTGATTATTTGCAAAATAATGATTCTATTAACTGGGAAGACCCCCATGAAGTCCAACATATTAAAAACATAAGGGAATTTATGAAAGAAGATGGTCTTCTTTTTCCAGGGATTATTATGTTTAACCCCCAGACAAAAAAAGATGAGATACACTGTGGACACTTTAGATTTAAGGTAGCTGAAGAAATGGGCTATGAGGGAATCGAAGCCTATAGGGTTAATCACCCTAGAGACATTCTGTATTTGACAGCTTTTACTGAAACATGTTATAAGCATTATATTGAATTAAAGAATTTAAAGAATGACCATAGACCAGAACATAAATATTTATGACCTATGAATCCTTAGAAGAGGCTCAAAAATATCATATTCAAAATCAAACTCATTGGATTGGTGAATCCTTAGGGGAATATAAACATCAAATATGGGAGATGATTCACCGAAAAAATATAAAAACTGTTTTAGATTATGGGTGCGGAAAAGCTCATTTTCATAAATTATTATTTAATAATCCTAAAACTCCCGGAGCTCCCACAGTACAACTTACCCCCTACGACCCTGCTTATTTTCCCTTTGCAGAAAAACCTACTGGAAAATTTGATTTAGTTTTATGTATTGATGTGATGGAACATGTCCAAGAAGATCAAATAAATAATGTTTTAGAGGATATATTTAGTTTTAGTGATAATGTTTTTCTTACTATTACTTGTTATAAAGCTACCCAGACTTTATTAAATGGCAAGAATGCTCATTATACAGTTAAAAAACCCGAGTGGTGGAAAGAAAAATTAAAGCCCTATGACGGAAAATATAAGGCTGTCTTTCAAACAAGACCTGAAAGAGGTTCAAGTATTATTAATAAAGAAGAGTGGAATCCAAATGCTGAAACATTAGAAAAATTAAAAGTGAAACATAAAACATTGGATAAAGGTCAAAAAGAAAAAGCTAAACTATTAAGATGATAGAAAAAACTGTAAATATAAATAATTTTATTGGTACTTATGATGGGTATATTACACAAGAAGAATGTAATAAGGCTATTAAATTATTTGATAGTGAAAATAAATTTAATAAAACTATAAATAGACAGTCCTTTGAACAAACGTCTGTACTTAAAAAACAAGATCAACAATTTTTTGCTAATGCAGGTAATATTGAGGTTTGGCATTCTAACCTAAAGTCCTTACTAGTTAATTTTGATATAGCTTTAAAACATTATACCGAAGCTACAGGTGTGTCACAGGCATTTGGGGTGGATGAATTTCACTATACAAGTTTAAAGATACAAAAAACGTTACCTACAGAAGGATACCATGTATGGCACATAGAACATGGAAAAGGATTTGATCATGAAGCCAGAGCTTTAGTTTTTACAGTGTATTTAAATGACGTAAAAAAAGGGGGAGAAACAGAATTTTTACATTTTTCAAAAAGAGTTAAACCTAAGACAGGAAGAATAGTTATTTGGCCAGCAAGTTTTCCTTATGTACATAGGGGAAATCCACCCTTGTCGGGCGAGAAATATCTTCTGACGTCTTGGTTGAATTTAAGATGAGTAAGATGTTGGCCTTGCGCCTAGTCTATTAATTTTTTGTTCTGCAGTTTCATTTTCAACATTATCATTATC